CTCGTTCTCTTTGTGCTTTTGAAAGATTCTCAAACTGGCTTTTCAAATCTGCCAGTTCTTTTTCTTTCTGCTTGTTTGCTTTACGCAACTGTTTAACGAGGTCATTAGCAGTATCTTCAACACTGTAGTCGTCATCGTCGTAGTCGTAGTTGGACATAGGTCCTTCTCCCTTATTTGTAGTTACGTAGGCCTCATATAGTTTGGGGAACGCTATATGGCTCCTACTTCCGGTGTTTATATCTCTCTAACGGACCGGTCGTCCCGTTAGCAGGCCTAAATTGCTCCGGCTCGTTCTCTGCCTAGAGCGCCACCAGCAGTTCCGGCTTGACCGGAGAATGCGGCAGTTTCAAGTTGAGTCAACTGTCTGCGTCGCCTTGACGCTTCAGCTGCTCCAGTAATTCCAAATACTTCTTGTTCGGCAGTTGTTTGGTTATATGGGCCAGCGCCTTGTCTGCCATAAATCTCAGACAATTTTGTTGCGCTTGGTAAAATGTCAGCGATGGTCTGGAATCCTTGACGTGCCTGTTCTCCAGTAACGCCGAATCTTCCGAGTTCTTCTGCTCTGGTTACACCAGTTGTAAGTCCAGCCATCGTTGCGGCTCCGCCGATTTCTGCAGCAGTTACCTTACGCTTGATGTTTTCAATAGCCTTGTCTGGGTCTAGGAAGTATGCAAGCAAATCTCCCTGACCAATCTCTGGATAGAATGAACGAAGTGATGCAGTTATTTCAGGTGCAGCGTTGATAACTCTGCGCTGTGCTGTTTGGATTCTATCTTCTAATTCGACAGGCGATACATCTCCGCCGATAAACTTTTCAAATCCTTCTTGGCGGCCCATTTCTCCGCGAGTGTAATAAGTGTCAGGTAGACCGTAGCGACGCATTACGTCTTGATACTGGTCTTCTAACCCAATATATTCTGCCTCGGATAGTGCACGTAATCCTTTATTAATACGAGCTTGATTAGCAGCAAAGCGCTTCTTGTAAGCATCAGTCTCGCGTAAGCGAATTGTAAATTCAGATGGGTTAATACCTGAAGTGATGAAACCCTTTAGTGGTTCTACAAGAGCCTGTAATCCGTACTGAGAGAATTGCTGATATAACAAATCGTATGCAGATTGACGGGCTGCTCTTGCTTCCGCTGCCCTTCTATCTGCCTCAGCTTGCGCTGCTAATGCGGCAGCTAGATTCTGTTGTTGTAGTTGTGCTAAGAGTGCCGCTATTGCTGGGTCTACACCAGCAGGCACAGTTGCAGTAGTAGGAACTGGGCCAGTTTGAGTTGTTGGTACGGGTCCGGTTGGTCCAGTTTGTGTTGGTCCAGTAGGACCAGTAGCCATAGTTGGAGTTGGCGCTGGTGCTGGAGTTGCAAATCCAACGACGGGGCCAGTAGGCATAGTTAATGTGGCTCTTGACGCATTAGCGATTTGGCTTGCAATAGATGCAGCACCGATAGCACCGCTTTCAGCAGCAGCAAGTCTAGTTGGAGATGCTGTTGGTGTTGGCGCTGTTGCTCTTTGTTGTGCAAGGTAATTAGCCATTTCCCTTGCTTGGCGTGCTCTGCGGATGTCTTCGTCAGCCATTGTTACCCCGTAAATCCGAAGTCTCGTAGGACTCTAAGCGCAACATCTGCCACCTCTCCACGAGCTTGCTGTGTATATTGCCATCTACCGTCATTACGTAAAGCTCTTTCATAATCGTAAAGGTTCATATCTCCTTCTTTGGAGATACCCATACGCAATCCTGCATCGGATAGAGATATGGTATTTGGGTCAAGTTCTAGAATATTTGCCATTGTATTTCTGTATGGCGAATAAATAGTCTCTAAGTCATAGCCTTGACCAAGTAGGTCCTTTACAAAATCTGGTTGACCAAGTGCTGCAAGTTTGCGAGCGTCTTGAGCGATACGGTTAATATCTATCTTGCCAAGTGCTAGTTGCTCCAATGTACCTTCAGCAGTCATTGGATTACCCATTGCATCTCTTGGAAGCAAGTCTTCGATACGCATACCGTTAGCCTTAGCTACAGCCTGAAGAGCCTGGTAGTTCTGAAGAGCCTGACCGCCGTATCCTGTTGTCGGCACTCCGCCAATCATTCCAGCGGATGGTCTGATAAATCTAACTAAGCGCTCTGTAAGGACCGCTGGGTCGTTATCTAGGTTGTAGATGTATAAATCCTTAGCCATCAACTTAGCCTGGTCGTCAGGAATCTCTACGCCATTAAGTTCTCTAGCCTTAGCCTGGATATTACGAACAATCTTATTTATCTTTTGCTCGTAGTCAGTAGTTCCTGTAGCGCGTCCTTGAGTTACCAAGTCCTCATAGTTAAACAACTGAACATACCGAGCCTTGATTTCAGCAGAGTTGCTACGGTACCAAGGGTCAAGTTCTATCTCGCGCTTGAATTGTTCATCAGTAAGTTCATTGTTTACAAACTTTTCAAGGAGAGTCTTTAGGCTGCCAACATTCTTAAAGATAATGTCTGGCATATTGTACTTTTCAATAGCCAGAGCAATAGCATCTGCGTAGCGCTCTTCTTTAGTCTTTGGCTTTTCACCTTTGCCTTTGTCTCCGCCTGCGCCACCGCCAGCACCACCAGCACCACCAGCTCCTCCACCGGCTCCGCCGCCACCAGTTGCTCCAGCCTGTGGAGTTGCCACTGGTGCAGCAGTTGTAGCAGTGGTAATTGGTTGACCGCTAACTGACATACCACCGAATGGTCGATTCGCCACAGGTACAGTTGGACCAGGTGCTGTTCTAGCACGAGTAGGGGTAATAATACCTTTAAGGCTGCGCTCTTTATCTCTAATCTGATTGTCTACTTCAGTAGTAGTCTGACCTAGTTTAGATAGTAATTGACGACGCTCTTTAAGTGTACGGATTTCAAATCGAATAGCATCAGCAGCCTTCTTGGATGCCTGCTCTTCCTTTATCTTTCCTTCAGAAACCTCAGCTTCAACCGCAGATTTCTTTATTCTGACTAGTTCATCTTCGGTTGCTTTGAAATCCTCAATAGCCTTGTTTCTTTCAGCATCACTTATATTGGTATTAGATGCTGTTCTCTTTAGGTTATTAAGTTTCTTGGTTAGGATGTCTACTTTTGTAGCTAACTGTTTTGCAGTTAAAGGCTTTTGGATTCTGTCTGTAGGAACCTGCTCACCTAGATTGTAGAATACACCGTCTTTTTCAAAGCCTACAGCATTGCCTGCTCTATCAAAAACTACATCAACAAACCCAAATGGGATGTTATCTTCGATGCCAAAGTTAAATACTTGTCTTGTATATGTTCCTTCAGGACGTGCCATTAACGCAAACCTCCGAACATATCCATAATGATTTCGTAGCCACGAAGAGCCTTGTTGGCTTTGGCCTCATCTCGTTGGGAAACTTCCTCAATAAAAAATTGACTAGGACCCATACCGCCGCCTGTGGTCTGAGTAAAGCCACCATCAGAACTGTAGGTAGTTGTAACATCTAATTCGCCAGCCCTCTGCTTGGCGATATACTTTTGAGCTAGTTTCTTTTTGGCAGCATCAGGAAGTTTTCTACCTAGATACTCTTCAGTAACTGTATCAATCTCGTCAAACAAAGATTCTGGTGCTGAGATAGTACGAGCAGTGGTTCTAGGTACTTTTCCGGTGTCAGTTGCTGGGCCTTCTGCCGCTAGTTCATCAATAAAGTCAAATCGGTCAATAGCGCCGACTACGGTAGCCAACTGAATACGTTTTGTCTCAGCGCTAATCAGTGCTTCGTACATAGAGTTATTGAACTTGCTTGAGACTTTACCTCTGTATAGACCAGCCTTCTTTAACTGTTGCGCTAGTTTGAGACGTGTGTCTTCTGGACCTTTAGCAATAGCCTTTGCAAAGTCGCCAATGCTTACTTCTTCTGCCACTTTAGTCTCCTAGTAGTCTTCCGAACAGCAAGTTGTAGGTATTAACTGTGTTCTCATTTAGCTGAGATAGTTCACGCATCTTGATAATGGTGTTTTCTTTTTCCCATTTAGCCAAGGTAGAACCGCCGCTTACTAGCGCAAGTTTCTCTGCATTACGCTTGTAGTTGAAGTACAAGTCTGCCATCTCGCGTAGTCTTGCTACGGTTTCAGGCGCTGCGCTATCAGCGATACCGCTATCTAGCATTGCCTTCAGGTCATTGAGCGCATTGAGTCGCTCTACTGCTTTGCGACCGCCTTCTGCTAGTTCTTCTTGAACCAATGGGCGTCCTGCTTTGAATAGTGTTGCCCAATTAGTCCACTCGGCACGTAACTGCTGACGCTCAAAGTCTGTACCTACAGACTCTAAATCTGCTTCATATTTGTTTTTACGCTCGTAATATGTCTGCATATCTGCAGCAGTTTGCGCTTCACGAAGGAACTCATCTACCTGCTTATTCTGACGTAGACCCATATCGGTCATAGTCCTGTAAGCATCCCAAGAGAATCCGCCCTTATGAGGTATCAAGAAGGCTGCGGCTTGCTTATGCTTCTTGAATAACTCTGGATTATTGTTTACAAAGTCACCAGATTCTTGTGCATATCTGAAGTACGCAACGGTATCTCTCTGAGATTCGGACACAGTAAACGGCATCTGGTCTGGGAATAGACGTACCCATTCAGACATAGCCTGGTCATAATCGCCAGTCTTATCTAGGATTCCGTACCAAACTTGCTTAAATGAAGCCTCACCATTGTCACGAACCCAGTCAGCCATATCGCTCTTGAGCGTAATCTGCGGTGATGCTGGTGCTACAAAGCCGTATACAACTCGTAAACCAAGAATACCCATAGTGATATTCTTTACTCTGCGACGGTAGTCATCTAACTCTTCTGCAGTAAACGGTACTGGTATTTCGTTACCGAACTCATCGGTTGTGTACTTCTGCTGTAAGCCGTGACCTGAAGCCTCAAGATAAGTAACTGCCTTGCGCCAAGCGCTGGCATACTGACCATCTCGGTCATTCTGGTTCATTGCCGAGTAGATACGGTTAATATGTGCTGGCAAGAAGGCAGAAACCATAGGTTGATTCTCTGCATACTTACCAAGTGTTACTCTTGTAATCGTATCTGCTGCACCTGGTGAGAAAATATCTACAAGATTGGATACAACCTTAATGGATACGCCAGATAACGGACCAGCAAGTGTAGGAACTACGGAGTCAATGCTCAAAGATGGGGTAATCATCTTAAGTTTTGCACCAAATTCCACAGGAAGTGGTGCTTTGAACTCTGCTGGCACACCTAAAGCCTGCATTGCAGTCTGTACAGCTCGGTAAACCTGTTGAACTCCAGGGTATAAGAAGTAATCTTCGCCCTGGTCATCCTTTTGTACCCAACCTGAGTGCGTAATTCCCTCATATGTGAGGGCTGCACGGGCTAGAGACTCTGGGTTGTAGCGTACTGCACGGTAAAAACGTCGATAAAAGTCTTCAGTTGCGCGATAGAAACGAGCAAAGTTACGGATTCCGAAAGCCAACTGGCTCTGTACCGCTGGGTTATCTACATATGCAAGGATTTGTAGACGTGCTCTGTCCTCTGCAATCTCTGCGAGTTTACGACGGGCAGCAGTTTCAGCCTTTGCTAATCCATCTGCGTCTGTAATACCCTTTTTGTAAGCCGCAATAAACGCGTCTTCAAAACCTGTTGACTTGAATTGCTTACGAATCTTGACCATCTCAGCCAAGACCATAGGTTCACGTGAGAATCTAGCGTTAGCGTTTCCTAACCAGTCCCAACCCCATTCCATAATAGAGGCTGCATAGTTATCTGAATCAGATACTGGAACTAGCGATGGGCCAACAAGGTATTCTGGTAAGTCTGCATCAGTCTTAGGCAGGTCATCCATTGATAGATTACCGGAGATTCTAAATTCTCCTGTGGCATCGTCAATAACGCGAACCTTGTCAAGAAGTTCTTTGTTTAGAGTTCCGTTGCGCTTTACAAACAACTGCTTTGCCGCATCATAGATGCGTTGTGCGTGCTCTTGCTTAGAGATGCCGTTCTCTTCAAGACGAAAAGCCTTGACTAGATTGTCATTCTTTGGGTCATCTAGCCATTGGAATATCTTTGTTACTGCCGCTGTCTCGCCTGCTGCGTCATCTGCTAGGTTTGCTACAGCAATAGCGCCTAGTTGGTCATTTGAGTAGTAGCCAATACGCATTAACCAAGCAACCATTGTAGATTCGTCAGCAATGGTAGGCATCATCTCTTTGAATCTACCGCCACGAGCGCGACGGAAATTTGAAGGTAATGTGTAGGTCAGTTCCGCTGTGCGAACCTTGTTTTTGCGAGTAAAGTTAATTACGCGGTTATATGAATCGATACCGGTAAAAGCCTGACGTCCACCTTCTACAACATCGGCTAAAGCATTATCTAAATCGCCGAAACGAATCTGCTCTGCAAGGAGTTCTCGGTCTGCTTTTGTAAACTTACCTAAACCTAGACGCTCATTAAGGCGAACAATCTTTCCTTCATTAAGAGCGTTAGCGATAATCTCACGGACCTGCTTAACATCGCCTTGAGCTGCCTCAATAGCAGCGCCATAAGCCTTTGCTTCTTTTTTATTAACAAATCTAAGTACGCTACCAAGTGGGGTATTGGCAACAGCCTGCATACCAGTCAAGCCTTTTTCTACTTGACGTGCGGTGCGTAAGCGTGTTGAAAGAGCGCGGCCCTTTACCAAGCCCCAAGGTGATTCACCGATGGCTAGGTGTACTAGCAAATCTTCTGTTGCGTTACGGATAGCGTAACGTGGTCCAGCAAGGGTTAAGAATGACCAGTAAGAAGTCATTTTTTCTACCCAGTTAGATGAACCTACTCCTGCCATTCTTTGAATGAGTCCAGAACGGGATGCTGCTCTATCCAAGTCTCGCAGGCTTATAGTAGATACAAAGTTAGAATTATCTGAAAGGATGAGACCTACAGATTCACCATTAGGCAAAAGCGACGGGTTATAGCCATCTGCGTTACGAGCTGCGTGCATAGGCTTAACGCGACCAGTAATCTCGTCAAAGATAGTCTTGCCTTCTTTGGTTACATTCAACCCGCGAATTTCAGCAATGGTTGACTGTAGACCGTAGAAGATTTCCTTACGCTTACCGCTACCTGATGCAGCTTCAAACGCTTCAGAAATTAACTTAGACTCGCGCTGTGGTAAAACCAAACGGGCTAGTTGATAAATCTTTGTCTGAGCATCCTTGCTCATTACGTCAAATTGGTTATTCTCAAAGAATGGGATACGCTCAAACTTAGACTTAAATCTATCTAGGCGGCGTTGAATCATAGCCGTAGAGAATCTAGCAACACCCTTTGATGACTCGTTAGCAGTTACTTGTTCAACAATCTCTTTACGACCGTTGATTAGTTTCTCTGCGATACCATCGGTAGTTGCAGCACCACCAAAAAATAAATCATCTACAAACTTAGGACCGATGCGGTCTAGGTTAAACACCTTATTAGCTGTGGTAACTACGCTAATCCTGAATGCCCTTGTTCCAGGAATCAAAGGATTGCCAAGTTTAGGAATCAGTACGCGCTTGCGACCAATCTGGCCTGAGAATATTTCATCAACCTGCTTTGCGTTAGCAAAGAAAGCCTTGGCAGTAATAGCGTTTTCGACAGGTACGTCTGCCCGTAGGAATGAATTAACAACTGCTGGGCCAAACTCAGGTGCCATAGTGCGAAGAGAGTTACGAGCCTGCATCATCTCATCGGCAGCACCGCGCTCAGTAGCATCTTTGAGTTTCTTTAGGTTAGCGCCGTACTGATTCCAGAAAGCCTGAACTTGTGGCTTGGCAAATACTTCGTCTACTTTATTACCGCCGACTACTACATCGACAGCGTACTTGCTTACATCAAATAGGCGCTTTGCTTTTCCAGCGATAAGAGTTGGGTCAGCAATGATTCTATAAGCAGCATCAGTAAATCCTGAGATGCTTCTATAAAGAAGTCCTGAGCCTTCTAGCTGTCCTGGAAGAAGAAGGTTTGCTAACTGACGTCCTGGTGAATACTTAGCAGCATTTACTGCATCTAACGCATCTTGGAAGATACCGCCATCTACTTTGCCGTCTTGTGTCTTAAATCCAGTCTGTGCAGTTCTGGCAACTTGCTTTTCTTCTTCGGTACCATTGTTGATGATGTCAGATAACTTCTGACCCTGGGCAACTTTAAGAGCAACATTGACCGTTGGGTTACCAAACTTACGACGAGCATCTTCTACGCGGCCCTTGTTAAATACTAAATCACCTTTGTCGTTTGCTTCATCCCAAGCAAAGCCAATCTCGCCACGTGACAATGGAATTGCTGCAGCGCGATAGGCGCGGGTAGACAAATCAGATAGCTCAGTCAAAACGTTGACTGCGCCACCAAGGGTGTAGTGCCAAGCCGTTGAAAGCCAGCCGCGATTAGGCGTTGGCTCTGTGCCAGCAAAATTGGTAAGAGCTGCCTGCTGTGCAGTTGTCTTATTATTAAACGCTTCGTTCGCAACTTTTGCTGGCAAGTTAGAAAGTTCTCTGTTGTTAGCGATTGTCTTGCTTAAGTCTTCAATTCGCTTACGCTCTTCAGGAGTCAAACCAGCAGCGGCTGCGGCTGCAGATAGTTTGTCAGCCACTAATCACCTCGCGCTAGAGCTTGCTGATAAAGAATTGCTATTTCGCCAGTAGTGTCAAATGGAAGCATCTTTGCTAAAGCATCTGATGTCTTTTGTGCCATTTGATTAACGCCAAGTACTTCAGGTCCAGGGCCAGGACCCATTGCAATACCTGCAGTAATCGGTTCATCTGGACGAGTTGATGGTGCAAATAATGGAGTTATTGGAGCCTGTGCTGCGGCTTCACGTACTTGACCTGCTGGCATACCGCGAACATCTGCGGTTTTAGCGAGTGGAGCACCTGCTTGAATAGCGGCAGTCTCAACACCTTCGCCGTAAAACTGTGATGGCATAGCCATATCTGTTCTCTTGGAGAACTTGCCAGGGCCTGATGCACCAGCGAGTGGTCCTCTAGCCATTGTTGTCCTCCATCGTTTCTAAATCTACTGTAAACTGTTCCCAAGCCTGATTCACTTGGTTCTTTCTAATTGCGTTGTATGTAGCTAAATCTAAAACTTCTTCTGCGAACATATGTATCGCGCTTACTAAGTTATGAAATAGACCTGCGAATAAAACAGCAAGGTCAGCGAGACGGACAGAGCGAGGAATGTAATCTGGTTCTTTTTTCAACGCTCTGTCCTCTCGATAAGTTTTACTTTGCTGAAGTACCGCGACGTCCGGCAGGGGCATATCCGAACTTCACTTCTCCACCTTTTGGCTTTGAAGTGTCCTTCTTACCTTCTGTTGGCTTCTGCATTGGAGCAGCAGCGCGACCACCTTTTTTATTCATTTTTACACCTCCTTCGGGTATGCTCAACCTGCGATTTGTGCGAGCAAACTTGCTATATCTGGACGAGCGCCAGCAGCAGGGGCCGCACCAGTCATCATTTCTGGAGTTGGCTGCGAGGCAGGGGCTGGGGCCATACCTGCTGCTGGAACTTGACCGCCCATCATTTCTGCTGGGACTTCTTCTGGCTCTTCTGGGGCGAAGACTTCTTCTACGATAGTCTCTATCGCCTTGCCTTTTTGTCTGCCTTTAATAACTTCAGCAATCCTTGAAACAATTTGCGAAGGGTCTTGACCTTGCGCTGCAAGTGCGGGGATAGCTTGTGCATACTGAGCCACAGCAACACGAAGAGAATCACGCATCTCTTCAATGTCCACACGTTGTTCTTCTTGGGTGACATTTAGCTCCATCGGAATTTCACGACGTACATAGTCGCGGGAAACTAACTTATCGCTACGCATCTGTAGTAGTGCAATGATTGCACGGTTTGGGTCCATACCGGACATAATTCCGTAGCGAACATCTACGCCATACTCGCCGCCAATGGCGCGAGATGGTACGTACTTCATTGAGAATGGTGTTCCATCTTCGGAGCCACGAATCTCTTTGGTCATATTGCCAAATATCTTCTCATCTACCTCAAAGCAAATTGCAACCATATCTGTAAATAGGCGAGCAAACTGTGCTTGAGCAGAGCGAATCTGTGTATCAAAGCCAGCCTGTAGCGCTTGTACGCCACGACCGGTAACAACAGAAGCATCTAGGTTACCGCTACGAACCTCTGGATAACGCGAACCGAGACGTAGTTCTCGTTCTAGAACGCCAGATTCTGTAAATACTCCAGGTGGAAGTTCTAGCGGTACGCGACGAATTGCCTGTGGATTAGCAGAGCGCATAATCGAATCAGGACCAAGTGCAAGTTCTTGCACATCCTGTGGAATGGCAATAGGTGCTTGGATAGATTTTTCTGCTGCCTGAATCTGCAATACAGCGAACCGTGCTCTAGCAAGTTGTACTGCTAGGACGTCATCAAACTGACCGCGAGCTTCGCCATCAAGAGAGGCCCGAACCGCAACAGAGGCGAGGCATTTGCCGATTGGATTCGGGATATTAGCAAGGACTAGGTTCTGTCGTTCAGGTAGGAAGATTAAGTCCTGGTCCTTATCGTGGTAACGAACTAAAGAAACATAAGGAGAGTTCTGGATGTAAGCATTGCCACCTAGGATTTGCCTTGCGAACTCTGGGTATTGTGATGCGATAGTTTCCGCATCAGACTGAACAACTTGAGTGATTGAGATGCAGCGGCCGAATCTATCGATTTCCGGGTAAACACCGAACGGATTAAGAAGACGAATACGCGGATTGTTAGTTTCATAATCCATCTCCACAACTGCTGGCAACATACCGTAGGTGTTAAACCAGTCAGCACCGGAGTACATCTGAATCTGTAGTTCGCTAGATGATACGTAATAGTTAGCGATGCGGGTTCTGGTATCTGCTTGTTTTCTAGCAGCATCAGAAACCATATTTGTAGCAGAGCATTCAAAGGCTGGAAGTGGTGCCATAGCCTCTGCTAAGTCACGAGCTGCTACATCAATGAAGTTAGCAACGAGTGGCTTTGGGTAATCCTCAGAGAACATAGCAGGATAAACCTTGGAGATGTCTCCTTGGCGCACTGATAGAACGTCACGCATACGCTGGTCGCGTTTAGCGTAACGAGTCTGAAGGCGAGTTACCTTCGCTATAACCTCTTTGGACGTTAACATTTAATTCCTATCGGTTCTTAATTCCGAACATACCGCCGCCAATACCGCCTTTGAATCCACCACGAGGCGCTTTTGGCTTACCAGTCTTGCCACCTAACTTACCTGCAATGTCGCCAAATAATGTTTTACCTTGAGACATTTGAGCAGCAATTTGTCCACTCGTAACCCCTTTAGGGAAAGTTACGGTATTGCCTGATGGTGCTGTTAATCTAATTTTACCTGTGGCAGTTTGATTTACTTTATATGAAGTACCCTTAATTGAAATCTTTGATGGCACAGCAGCAGGTACTTTAGATACCACATTTCTTTTTACTTTTTTCTTTTCTGCCATTAGATGAACTGCCTCTCTTGTTCTGCCAACAGGTTATCGATGTTGACAACGATTCGTTTATTCTTTTCTGCCCTAGATAAAAACGGGTTCTTTAGATGATGCTGTTGATAGATACCGGTGTTTAGCCATTCTCTTGCTCTGATTTCACAGAACCAAAGAGCCATCACCATATCTGTCTTACCCTTAGTCGTAGGTGACCAAGTGATAAGTTGTTCCATCAAAGCCTTGATATTTTCAGTTTGGTCCGACGGAAGATGAATTAGATTATCTCTATGATGCTTACCATCTTGTTGCTTTGTACCAAACAAAGTAGACATAGAAGCAACACCAAAGCCGGAATCCCATTTATTATTTCCGGTGTGATGCTCTCTTAGTATAACGCCCTTCGTAGCAAGGAACTGTCTGATTCCTTCATCTTGGGTAAGGAAGGACTGAAAAGCATTACGTTCAACAATCCACTCCCCCGGAGTGTAAAGATTAGTCCAATCGATAATGAGCTGGCGGATTTGTGCAGGAGTGGGACGCGTGATTTTCGTAGCATCAACAATGTACCTTTTATGAGAGATACGGTCAACTGCGTAACATACTGCTGCTGTATCTCCGACCATAGCTGGGTCGAGGCCACAGACGATACTGAAACCGTTGAGGTCTCTTGGGTGACCAGGATTGCCAGGTACCAGACGTCCTGCTTTTCGCATTCCATCAATGGAGCCTTTCACACATACCGGGTCAAATATGGCATCGTCGGAAACATCTTGTTGTTGATAAACCAAAGCCCAGGTCTGGGCATCCATCGCTTGGCGCTCGTTATAGAGATGCTTGCCATTCCAGCGGGGATATAAGTCATCTTCGGTTTTATCAGCATCTGACTGTCCATCAAAGGGTTGGTCAGAGTAAGGCCAGAGCGTAACCCACTTCTCAGAATCCTCATCTGTTTCTAATAAGGCTGGCATTGCCAAATAGGTCCAAGGGACCTGGCCTCCAGGATACCTGTCGGGGTTACGCAATTCTTTGTATAAATCTACTGAGGCAACTCGGGTGCCGATTACTACCAACTTACCAGTTGGGTTAAGACGGGAGCGTACGTCTTGGGTTAGCCAGCGGATTTGCTTTTCAAACTCATTAGCGTTCTTTAACGTAACAGCGTCATCTACGATAATCATATCTGCACGCTTACCGTAAATCTGACCGCCGATACCTACGGCTTCTATGTTTGGGTCTTTTTCGGATGACTCTCTGAGTTCATCTCCGAAGACTACGCGGGTGGCTTGCCACGAAGCACCCTTAGAGTTAAAGCCGACTCCGGCTGCATAGGCAGATTGTAGGCCCTCATACATCGGGTGGGTAAGTCTTTGTTTGATAGCGTATAGGAAGTCTGCTGCAAGTTGCTGAGTCTGGGAAACTATCAAGACTCTAAAGTTGGGGTTCTGGGCTACCTTCCAGGTTACATAGTCAACGGTTATGGTAATTGACTTGGCGTGGTTAGGTGGGATGTTGATAAGGATGCGGTTGTCGTTTAGACCCTTCTCGTACTTCATCGAGGGATGAAGCCAAGAGGGCTGCCTTCCTTCTATAACATCTACCAGGTTCTGCTGGTGACCAAAGGTCTTCTGGTGAAGGTACTTGGCACGAAAGGTAGCGAAGTCTATATCGTGAGCATCGGCCTCGATAAAGTTCTTGGACTTCAGGCCTAGCCTAGTTCTATCTACTTTATCTGCGAAAGCCTTGTCTGTACGTCGGTAATATTCCCACGTCTTCATTGACTTGCCTGCAGAGGCAACAGCCTTTTCGACGGTCATTCCCTCAGCTATAGCCGCGAGTATCACTCGCTTTGCTATTTCGCTGGACTTCTCAGCCATCAGGCTCCTAAAATTATCGGCGGGTTAATCGATAGATTACACCCCACTAAAAGAGGCGTCGCTCGCGCCTCTCTCGGGTCAAACTCCCGAGCGAGCCACAGCGACGTGAGGGGTAGGTCGGCTCTCCGCCCTAGGGGGCGTAGCGCCAGCGTAGCCCTACCGTCAACGGTCGCAAATGCCATTGCCTGCCGCATTTGCTCCCTACTGTATAGTAGGCGGGAAATTTAGAGCATTTCCCGCATTCTGCCGAAAAATCTTTATAGATGTGACTAACGTCACAGATATAGCTATATAACCGCTATACGACCGAACAAATGTTTCACTTTAGGAGAAATATTTTGTGAGGGAGTGTACACCCACACGGCCCCGGATTCAACATACCCGGGTCCGTGCTGGCCGGTTACGGGGCAGACCCCCACCCCTGCCCCGGCTTTGGTTCCGGTAGGAAGTAAAGAGGGGCTGGCTACCGCTCCGGCAGTCTCCCCCATCCCCCGACTGCATCCAATAAGTCTTTCCAGTGCAGCTAACAAGTTACTCATTCACCCCGGCCAGTAACTTACTCTCCCCGGAATTGTTGAATCTTCAACTACTTATCCCCAGCTATTCCGGCCCATTCCTCCCAGCATTCACTCAGCTAATCGTTACCTAATTGTTATCGCTATAACTTGCGCTATACCGTAGCGTCTGGCATAGTGCAGCTACTGGCCCGACCGGACCAGATGAACCCAAGAGGAGATAAATCAGATGGACTGCAATAACTGCCAGGAGCTCGGTAAAGTGAGAATTGATTCCGAGACGATTCTATGCGATGAATGCTTCGACCTATTCATCAAGCTCAACCGAGGAGATAACTAATATGACACGCAAAGACTATAACCTAATTGCTGGAGTCTTCTCCGGCATCGCTGAAGTAATCGATATCAATGAGACCGTAGGAGCTGACCTAGCTCGAAGACTTGCTGATGAATTCGAGCAAGATAACCCACGCTTCGACCGTGCTCGATTCCTTGCAGCTTGCGGGGTGGAGCAATGAGCGAGCGGCCTAGAGAGTGGGACTATTGGACGTGTCCACGTTGCGGCCTAGAATTGAATCGCCGCGATGAGTGGAGTATGCAGCTAGTCGATAGTCACCTAGATAGACACGATAGCGAGCGCAATTAGTAGCTGGACTTTCCTCTACGGTTGCTATACCGTAGGGGATGGCCTAGTCGCTAACACTGGCGGCGGGAGAATATGAAGGGGTAAAGTATGGACACTATCAACGCAACGCGGACCGAGCGCATCATCTATGAGATGCTCACTGAAAACACGGGCCGCCATATACTCGACTCAGGAGGAGAGAGCGGCAGGAGCTGGCAGCGGAATCAAGTGAAGTCTCTCGATGACTTCAAGAATGAACCGCAGACCTACTTTGATGCTAAATACTATGACGCTACCGCGTCACTCTTCCACCATCTAACCGAGAAGCTCACCTACTCCGAGGAGTGGACCGAGGAATTCAACGATTACGCGGGGAAGAGAGATACCGGATGGCTAGAGCTGATGGAATCATTCCCGGTAGAGATGGGGTGGAAGCGCCTATTCACTGAGAATAGCTATAACCGCGAGAGTATCCTCTCTCAAGTCATTCAATATACCGTCTATGATACCGGAAGCGAGATACTAGTCGCGCTGCAGATTCACGGGGGAGCTGACGTACGCGGCGGATATACCGCGCCACGTATCTTCTCAATGGATGAAGAGTATGACCTACTGATGGAGAATGCCGCTATCTTCTGCACTGGAGATGCGGTCGACTCCGACGGTCCGCACCGATTCGACTGGAGCGGCGGGGAATGGACCTATGAGGGAGGATACTCCAGCGAGTATAACCCTTATGCAATGAGTGAAAGAGCGCGACTCTTGAAGCTCGACTATCTACCGTGCGCCATCTGCGGCGCACCTATGAGAGATGGTGCTCAATGAGACTTACCCGACGCGGAAAGATAGTCGCTGCAATTCTGGCGGTTGCGTTACTAATTGGAGTTTATCAAGTCTCCACCCATCTATGGTGGGTGGGAGATGGCTACTGCTGGGGGACACTAGAGGAATGCCTATGGGAAGGAATGAAGCAATGACTATGACTGAAGAGAGATTAATTGGAAGAGTGGAGCTAAATAGTAGTTGCCACTGCACCCACTGCGAATCGTGCGGAATTGGTTATATGACGCAGGAGGAGAGCTGCCTAGAATGCAGCGGTCCACTGACTGACCTAACCTACGGTTGCGGGGGAGAATGCTGGGACGATGCTAATTACGCAGCGGAAGAGCTATTCTCTGACTACTTAAAAGAGATGGAGCAACCTAAACGCCTACGCGTAGAGGGTAGACGTATGGGATGGCAGTCCCGCTCCGGGTATAAGGATATTAGAGCGACGTGGGAAGAGCTGAAGGGTGCGCTCCTCTTTGATGGAGACTTCCGCGTTGAGCTGAAAGTGGAAGCGGGCGGGATATTCACTGCCAGGAGATGGAGTCACGATGAACCGATGGGAGCATCATTCAGCATCTATCCCATCCAATTACTGCCGGATACTATGACGCTAGATGAAGCGATAACCGCTGGCATCGTAGATGAATGGGGATGCCATAAGGGATGCGGGGAGTACTTCCCAGACTGCGAGTGCGAGAGAGAGGGAGAGAATGCCTAAAGAATGCGAAGTATGCTGGGCTAAAGAGGAGGAGACGATTCTTTACCCTTATCACGGGACTATTTATTGCGAGCGAGACTTAGAGAGAGCTAAAGAGGAGGGATGGCACTATGCCTAAGTGCGGCGTATGCGGCGACCATTACGGGGAGCTATTAGTTAAGCACGGGGAGACGTGCGATGATGATATGAAGGGACCGGCCCGTCCATACGGGCCGGAGAGAACAATAAACGATATAAAGAGAGAAGAGGAGGAGAGTAATGGATAACAATATAAACGACTTAACGCAGTGGGTACTAGATACGCTGCCCGATGCTCGCATTCAAGAGAGAGATGGCGAGATAGTAATTTATACCGGACTAACTGAAGATATGGGTGGATACCTATATCCAATAGGGGAGGAGAGCAATGCCTAAGCTAACCGCTGAGGAGCAAGTCGACCTAATACTAGGTACGATAGAGATGGGAAAGAGAAAGAACGTACGTAAGAATCTACGATACGTAATGACCGAGCTGGGAGCTACGCTAGTCGTGGTCCCGGCAGAGGAAGGGGAAGAGGATGAGACCGACTAACTTCTATGAAGTCTGCGATAGGAAGGGAGAAGTAGAATGGGGAGGAGCGAGCGCCAGGGATGCCATCGACTGGTTCAGGCGTGGCTTAGATAAGTCCATATACGTCAGCGTATGGGATGAAGAGAATGAGGATGACTTCAAGCTCATTACTGATAAAATAGATGTCACTAAACTAGTGCTGGCTGCACTGACGCAGGAGAGGGGAGGAGGATGACCGAGAAGAGGAAGATGGCTGCACTAAAACAAGCAGTCTACTATCGTAATTACCGACGTGCCCGAGATTCTGCCTTAGTAAAACTATCGCAGCTATACCCGGCGGACTATCGTCGCTTACTTGAGGAGGAGAAGAGAAGATATGAAGCTGAGGGTAAAGTTTGGGTTGATATTACTGGCAGGACTAACTCTAGTCTGGGCCCATCAACCGATGACCGAGAACCCGGTGAGAATGCCAACCGACTTGGTAATCAAAGCGAAGCACGCGACTTGGGATGAGAAGAAAGAGAACAAGCGTATCGGGAAGACCTACGCTCAGGCTGGTTGGGGATGGAGTGGAAGAGAATGGCTCTGCCTCCACGACCTCTGGATGGCTGAGTCAAAGTGGGACCATCTCGCAAAGAACCCAAAGTCAAGCGCTTTCGGAATTGCTCAACGACTTGGAGAGACAGACCCAAGACCTAGAGTCCAGATTCTTAGAGGCTTGCGTTACATTGAACATCGTTACGGCACGCCTTGTAGAGCTTGGGCTTTTTGGAATAAAGCAAGACCCCATCACTACTGATGTGGTAGAATAAGTTTGCTAGGTTCTTATACCCTTTCGACCTAGCAACAGAGAAAGCCCCGGCTAACCCCGGGGCTTTCTCATTTATCGCTTGAGTAGAAGCCTGGTCCCCGGAAGGTGATAGGGGGAGAGGACCAGACTCTATTCGTCAGGCTACCGCAATCAGCACAGGAGGGAGTGCTGGCTTCGGCGTGGATAGAACGCTCGACAAAGAGGATAGTCGAGCATTGAGGACACTTGTATTCGTAGTTCATACTTCCTCAACAGGCATCAGTTTAGTAGCTTCAATTAAATCAACTACCTTTACTAGATAACCGCGAGAAAGATTAGGTGGTATCTCGCAGGTTATGTCTCTGCCAAAAGTCTTGACGGCGTGCCATAGCACGGTGGTAGGTAGCATAAGAACAGTTTTCTTTAAGACAAAAGCCCAGTATTCAGCCTCAGTCACAGCCAACCCAGAGGGTGACCACTTGTTATCTTTGGTGAAGAAGCACTCGACTTCTATGTAGACATTGTTAGTGAGATGCCACTTTCTATCTCGCTTTACTTCTATTCTCTTGCCTTCAGTAAGCAACTCTTCTACTAATTGCTCACCCTTTCTACCGTAGGAGAAGTCTAAGTCAAAGGATGATTTATTGGTCATTGCCAGGGACTCTCTCCGCCAAGGAGGTTCTGAAGTTTTCTCATAGAGTTATTCACTTTCCTATCGGCAGTAGAGAGGGCGCAACCTAGATACTCAGCCATCTCTTGGAGGGTTAGGTTCTCGTGGTATCTCTTGATAAGTATGTCCTTATCTACCACATCTAGTTTCAGGTAGGCTTTCTTGATGTCAATGAGGATAGCCAGCAGGTTGCCACCTTCAGCAGGAGCAGATGGTCTGCGTGGTTGCCCATCATTTATCATCTCTTGTGCTTGCTCTAGTACTGTGCCATCTAGTACTGATGAGATGACGTGAGGTAGGAGCTGGGCTAGCACTAGCGTATCGTAGAAGGACTCATCACCTATCTGATAGCCGCTCTTCTTAGCCTTCTCTTTGCGAGCGTAGCGCTCTGCGTGTCGGCGCATCTGCCAACTAATTCTCTTCTCATTTATTGTGCGCTGTAGTTTATTCTCTTCGTTTAATAACTCTGCGTAATGACTTGCCCTACTCAAAGCCCAAGCGTATAACTCCTGGGTAACATCATCTCGCTCTATCCATTGACGGTACTTACGATAGGTGCTCTGAGATACCGGGGGAATCAAATCGTAGAAGGCGGGATGTAGTTCAGTCACGTTTACCTCTGGCAATAGCAGCAGTTATAGTTCTTAAAGTTTGAATGCAACCCCAAGCGGTTGGGTCATCGGGTAATACCGCCTCAATCTCTTGAGCTATCTGCTCACGTAATTCTTGCTCAGTCATTTGGTAGTTCAGGCCAATTCTTATCGAGTACCATAATTGCAATGGCAGAATAGTTTAGTAAATCTACAAAGGAATCTCTGAGTGATTCATTAGAAGGCTTGACACCGCTATCAAGTAGATTATTTATTCTAGCTACCTTGTCCCACATACGGACACGCAGTCCATTGAGAGGACCGCCGGGTGAATGAGCCACATTGAGAGGCCCATAATCTTTATGCTTCCTCAGCAGAAGGGTGCCTGCGGTATCAAAGACACGCCACATATCTTCTACAAATTTGTCATCTATTTTCGTACCGGCATTGGCTGGCAAGTTATCGTCCCAGCCTTGTAGTCTATCGAGACTATTATCATCCCCATATCCATCAATAATCTGGCTGCCTCTTGTAAGTCCTTTTTCTTGCTCACTCACTTAACTCCTCCTAATAGGTTGTTCAACGCATCGGGTCCTTCTGCCAGATAGAACTCGTTGATGTCCATACCTGGTGGTAATTGTATTATTTGTCCGTTTGTTAACTCACTGGCGACACGCCGACTAAATTCAGCTCCAGGGTTGGAGCCATCTTCTTTAACATCATTATCGCCAACAATATAAACCGTATCAAAGCCACTAAATAATCTAGCAAAGTGTGGCTTCCAAGCAGTCACACCTGGTACACCAACTGCTGGTATGTTGCACATACCCGATAGCACTACTGCATCTAACTCACCTTCGCAGATAACAATGCTACCCACATCTAAAGTTACATCAGCTACGTTGTATAGGTGCGACTTCTGACCAAGAGGTGAGCCATACTTAGGCTTGCCATCATCTAATCTGCGGAACTTAAACCCTACGCAATGACCGAGGACTGTGATGTATGGAATGGATAGCCAACCCTCGTGCATCTCGTGCCCATTGGCTGGTTCCGTGATAGTGCCAAGCATAAACTGCCGAGCTACATCTTCAGATATTCCACGTCCTTCTAGGTATCGCACGGCCTCTTCGCTTAGACTCTGAGCGTACCGCGTTGCCGCCTCCAGCAAGAATTTCATCTGCTCGCTCGACTGCATCTTTGAACCCTATCCCTTCCTTCTCCATAATAATATCTAACGCTGACCCACCCTTACCGCAGGTGTGGCAGAAATATAAATTGCCGTAGGTATCTATTACTGCCGACCTTCTTGTATCGTTATGAATACAACAGCGAACAGATACGTTCCGTCCCTCCCTTACTTCACCACCGTAGAAGTTTACTATCTCTCCTATGGGGATTGTACTTGCATCAACGGAGCCTTTGCGTTTGCCTTTACGTACCACCCTGGACCAGTCTTGTGTTGACATCCGCAGTCTCCTTTACATTCTTCGTGCTGTGCTTTAGCTAGAGCATACTTTGTTTTCGTATTGTATTCACCAGCGACAGCGCATAGATTACAAATCATTTCTTTTCTTCTTCTTTCTTTTCTTCAGGCTTTGGTGCTATCACATCTGCTGTTGTTATGTCACCCTGTGGTACTGGCATCTGCTCTGTCCATTTCTCTAGTGTTGTTATTACCCAAGCATCTTCGATGCTGGCGTTTCTCCTCTTAACTATTACGAAGGCCGGTGGAGAAAAGGGTAAGCCACGAGCCTTCGCATAGTTGTCAGCCTCAGTCTGAGCTTCAGCCCAGAACTGCGGAAGATTGATTGACTTGCGGTTCTTGCATTCCAAAATGTAGGTCTGACCTGCGATTATGGTAACGATGTCACCCTCGTCATTGGCCCCAGCCTTGGCTAATCTCTCAGCAAAATGTCCTAGTTTGCGTAGATATTTCATCACATCTGTCTCAAACTTTGAACCCTTAGCCTTGTTGTAGCTACTCATCTCGTACTCCAAGAAGTACCTGTGACCAGCCAGCGACATATAGTTTATTTACTATACGGTATCCGCCCTGTGTAATCAGGTTATCGTAGCCTTGCTGGTCCCAAGCCCATAGATGGAACTCATAATGGTTTATGTTGTTCTCATTGTAAGGACTGCTGGCAACAATAAACTTAGATGGTAGTTCTCTTACTACTTTGTGTGGGTCAATCATATGCTCAAGAGTTTCGGTCAAGATAGCAACGTCACCATACTCGATGTCATCAGAGTTGAAGTCTGTGTATCTAGCATCAACGTTTCTTACCTGAACTGCATAGTCTATGTTGGTCTGCATCAAGTCATAACCCCAGGCTTTGATGCCCGAGTTCTTCAGTAGTTGAAGTAAGCCACCATCACCACAACCTAAATCAACAGCAGTCTTAGCACCCATACCAATAGCAACGTTAACTAATGAAGCAGCCGCGTGGAGTCTTTCCTTATGCGTATCTTCTTCTAGATGATGAGCAGCTTGCCTGCCCTCATACCATTCAGAAGTAGCAAACTCCGATGCGTTACCATCAAATAGTTTCCATTCCATTAGCGGATACCTTTAACTGCCATCTCGATACCTTGCTCTAAGGTAATCTTTGGTCTGTAGAATCCAAGCATAAAGTCATTGTTAGATACCCGGTGCATACAGCCAACAGGCTTATCCGGTCTAGTAACTATCTCACCTTCGTAGCCAACAGCATCCATACACATCTGAGCCAACTCGATGAACGAGGTTGACCTGCCCCAACCAAGATTGATTGGACCAACTGGTGCATCCTGAATGATAGTTAACACAGCATCTACGATGTCTCTAATATGTATGAAGTCTCTTGTCTGCAGTCCAGTTCCCCATACTTCAAATGGGTCAGCCTTCTCCATTGCTCGCTTGACATACATCGGGAATGGATAGTTCAAGTCTTGGTCTGTGCCGTATCCACTGAATGGTCTGAAGATATATACGTTATCTATAAATGATGATAGGTATTCTCCAACCAACTTGCTCATACCGTATGTCATATCGGGCATATTCAAATGCTCCCAGCAGGACATCTTCTCAGATAGCCTGACGTGACGACCGCTAGACTGTAACGATACTGGATAAGCAGCAGAGCTTGAGAAGTAAACTACCTTCTTAGGCTCAGTCTTTAAGCACCATTGAAAGAACTCAGAGTCAATACTGAAGTTATCTGCTACCGCAAGTGGGCGTCCCTCGATGGATTCTCGCCCACCTACGATGGCTGCTAAGTGTATAACTAAATCAAACTGTGTAAAGTCCCGCTTGAAAAAGTCTCGGCAGTCTAAACCCTTCTTGATGTCAACCTTTGTGATGATAGTGTCTTCTCTGTCTAGCGCTTCAACAAAGTATCTACCGACGAAGCCTTCGCTTCCGGTAATTAGAATCTTCTTCATTTGCTCACCGCCATAAGTACCTTGATTGCATCATTCTTTAGGTCGTTGTCGCAGTATTCTTTGAATACCTTAGCATCGTGATTAGATACATCCGATGAATTAACCTCTAGGTATTGAGCATCTGACTGACTCTTGCCTGCCATATAGTGCATATGCTCTACGACTACATCTGCTCTGTAATCCAGGCATCCGAGGACTTGACCAAAGAACTTCCAAAAGTTATCCATATACAAATGAATCAACTTAGGCGGAGCCATAAATCCTAACTCCTTGATTATGTTAGTTGACATCATAACCATAGTCGGCAGGTTTGCTCCTTGGAATAGGTCATTACCATACGAGATACCAAAGCCTCTATTCTTGATGGTTTCGTATAGCTTCTCATCCCACCCTTCAGTTCTAACTAGGTGGTCATCTCCCATAAAACTAATCGTCTCGTACTTGTCGGCATACTTAGTAGCCAGCAGGTTCAAGGTGCCATTCATCTTCAACCTTGGGTTTACTTCTCTGATGACTCCCTCTATCTCTGGGTAGTTATGAGCATCGTCATCATCTAACCCGATGAGAAAATCTGAAATCTTGCTGTGCGCTTTGAGCGCATCAAATGCAGTCTGAGCCTTGTCAGGTCTGCCTCTTGCTGGGATTATTACTAGGTTAGTGTTCATAAGTATTTATCCGTAACGTCTCGGTATTCCTTTTCTATATCTGAGTAACCTGGCATCTGACCTACAAGTGCTGGCTTTGCACAGTAGGCTTGAATATGTGGGTGCTGTGCTGCTAGTGCCATATCTACAGGCCAAAGGTGGAACGTTGAGCGATAGGCATTGGCTAGGTACTTACCGCTGATACCGTATGCGTGGGCTGAGAAACTATCCATCATCTTCACTACACCGTCATCGTGCTGTTGAAAGACGTGGTGCCAAGCACCAAGGTAGAACATATCCCAGTTCTTCGGTACTCTGCTATACACAACAGATAGTTTAGCATTGAAGTCGTCAACAAATAAAGCATCATCTTCAAAGATAAGTAGATTCTTTACGCCATCATCTAGCGCTTTCTTCATTATCTCCTGATGACCCTTCTTGCAGGCATCCCTTGCAATGAACTTAGGTGGGTCTGCTTCATAAGCAGCGAACCTTTCATAAGTAAAGCCATACTTCTTGGCCTGACTATCAAAGTGTTCTAGTCTGTCAGTCCTATGGTCTAGGTTTAGAACTACTATCCTGTCAAAGATTTCGTTCAGCATTAGTATCTAACCTCAGCATTATTGCGACGAACCATACGCCCTATCTCATCTGCGTTTTCTATCCGGCAAGTTGCATAGTCGACAAACAATGCAACGTGCTGGTCAGCATTGGCATACATAGGACCAAAGCGATTCTTTACCGGAGCAACGCGTAGCGTTCCTTCTAGTGGTGAATAGCCAAGGGTAAGTATCAGCGACGGAAGCTGACTTACCTTGCCGTGAATGGCTCGTCTTGCAGGTGGTGTGGTGGTATCACCATACTCACCCTGCTCTGATACGTGGTGCAATACCATTACGCAGGCTTCGGTTTTCCTAGCCATATCGTGAAGCTCCATCATTATCTGACGAAGCCCAGCCCATTCGTTCTCGTGTTCTGCTACAACATTCATCAGGTTATCTATGACTATAAGTTCCGGTGCTACACCAAAGACTTCTACATAGGCCTTAATCTCTAACTCAATGTCATCGAGCGATGGTGATGAATCAAAGACCCACTGTATGTGAGTCATATCCTTTAAGTAATTATCGTAGTGACGAGGATTCCTTTGCAGATTAGACTCAACGCTGACCTGTCCGTGACCTGACAGCGCTGAGGCTACTCGTATCATTACCGTTGCAGTATCTGTATCTGCAGAGAAGAAAAGGGTAGGCACCTTAGCTCTGATGGCATAGACCAAAGCGAACATAGACTTTCCAGCGTTAGGTGCAGCGGCAACCATACACACTTGACCACGCCGGAACTTAATCTGTTTGCTGCTTAGGTCCTTCCATACATCGGGTAAAGGCGTTGCCTTGGTTGTTACGCTACTCCAAGCGCGTGACAACTTAAGCACTTCTACCCTCCCTTGGTAATCTTATTCTTCTTCTTGTTCTTATTGACTCTCTCTGAGAGGCGCTAAGTCCACCCCAGATGCCATATCGTTCATAGTTAATGCCCCATTCGGCGCATTCGAGTCGGTGCTCACAACGTCCACAAATACTTTTTGCTCGCTGTATATCTGGAACACCTGTAGTGTGTTCTGGAAACCATAGGTCCCCTCCGACTTCTGCACATAGCGGAGCCTCGTAGTTACGCGGCTCACGCATCGCATTACCTGACCCAAATTGTCGGGCACTTGTCTGTTGCTCCCTTTGGAGCAGCGCACATATAACCCTTCCAAGGTCCTTTAGCACTTACACCTTCTCTAAATGGCATATTGCCGTGCTTACAAATATGACCACCTTCTGCTGGTGCAGTGGGTTTATTAGCAGGTACTGGAACAGCACCTAGTTGTTTAGCTACTTGCTCTGGTGATAGTGGTGCATTTGGTCCAGACAACAATTCTCTTTCAGTTGCTTTGATTAAAGAAGCCAGCATAGAAATATCAGTAATCTGAGTCTCTAAATCCTTTACAGAATCAGCATAAATGTTTATCAAAGTTCCATCTTTATGAGTCTTAAAGTTCACTTGGAACTTGGTTGTTTCCGCAGCCATTAGTTTCCTCCATTATGTTTAATCGAAAGCCTTGCGCTTTCTTTGCCCTGCTTAGTCGGTACGAAGCCTAGTGCTTTCTCCACCGCTTCTTTATCGACTGTATTGTTTTGGACCGTAGTCCATTTAATCTCGAAACCAGATTTAGTAACGCCGAGTAATCCAGTTAGACCGTCTCGCAACGCTTCCTTTCGTTCGGTCAGTTCCTTAATCTGGTTGTCGAGTTGTAGATATTCCATAGCAGAGGTGTCTGCATCAGGACTATCAATGATAGGTAATTCAGTTTTTGTACGTTCTTTTTTTAGACCAACGCATCCCATCTCGCCTGTTGAATCGTAGTACTTGCAATAGAATTTGCAGTAACTCTCATCGCGCTCGGGTGCTGGTGCTTCAGCAGACTCTTTGATAGCAGCAAGCCAGTCTAAGGCTTCCAATGCTATCTTCTCATCGTATGGTTCAGAGTGAACTTTGATGTCTCGCTCATCACCGTCTCTTGGTATAGCTACCAAATTGACAGTCTTGGGCTTCCCCACCCCGGACTTCTCAATCAGGTAGCCGTATACCTGTACTTGCCAACGTTGCTGTTGGCTTGGAAAGTAGGAAAGGTTCTTAGCCTTTACTGTCTTCCAATCTATGACGTCCCCTGTGTCCGGCAGGAATGCGTCTACGTGTGCTTTCATACCGTTATATTCAACGGTACTTTCAAGTAGTATTGAGTTGTTACCAGCGAGAGCTGACTCGATGGCAGAATGTATAGCCGTTCCCATAATGGCAGCGAGCTTTAGTTCTGCGTCGTTCGTCTCAGGCTGGTTATTGAGTCGATACCAAACCTTACGGCGGCACCCACCCAATTCTGATGGACCTATCTGTACTTGCGTACTGCGAGGTCGGTTGTTCTCGCGCTCGTGTAAAGCCTTAACTAATAATTCTTTTATATCCATCTTGCCCACCTAGTAAATGTAATGTTAAAGAACAGAAAGTTCAACTGTAGAACTGATGCTTCGTGAATGTTTGTCTTGTGCTCTAGTAGCTTATAGTAATCAAAGCCAAGAGCGAAGTTACTTAGGTAGTGCCTGTTGATGTGGACACTGTATCTGCCAAAATCCCTTTGCATCAATACTCCTTGTGTTGGACAACCAACTGTATTGGAGGGCAGGTATTTACGTCAAGTACCGACGCAATCTCTACGGCACGTCGGGCGTGTTGCTCAGGTTGTCTACGAAGAGAAGAAGCAGAAAGGCCATAGATATAGCCAAGACCGAAGCTACCACCCGACCCAAGACCGTAGGCCCCGTAATCAGATTGTATGAACGATAGGTCCACCGCGATATGAAATAGGTTGCCGTTGAAAGCGACGAGGTAATCAAACCCTGCATCTTTATCTTTGGTTGCTTCAAATGGGTCATAGTTATTCTCCTTAAACGCCGTGAGTATGGACGGCAGTACTTTCTTTCCCATCCATTGAATCGGGTCTGCGCCTTTGTAACTCGGCGGAGTCCAGTTATACGCAAGGATGTCACCAGGTCTAGAATCACCTGTGATTCCCAGCAGATACTTACCGACGGAGATTATCTTTGGCGTTGCGGTAGCAACAGTCCTTTGGTTATCTTCGGTTATCTGAGAATCGGCAGCTAATACACAGCGGTCTTCTAGTTGGATTCCGATGAGGGTAGTCACAAGAAAATCTTACCTCCTCTACGGCGTGTCGCGCCTAGCGACACACGGCAGTTTATTACAATATGAGCCGAAGGCGAATTACAGACGGCCCCTTACGGGGCCGAGGCGGTAGCCGAGAGGCGACCGACCACAGGAGGGAGCCGTGCCGAGCAATGTGGCTACGTCTACCAAGGCTGCGAAAGAATAGCCTACCACCAATACAGGCTGCTGACCTGCGAAGCATAGGTCCAACTCACGCTTGTTCCTGCGGATGTACAGTATTTAATACCTATGTCCAGTTTGAGGATTATGAAATCTGCTGGTATGCCCTAGATGTTCAATGCGCTAACTGTGGCAATCTGCTGAAAGCTCCTTGCCCCATAGATAAACCTGACCAAATTTAGCACTAAATTTAGAGACAAAAAAAGAACCCCCGGTTTCCCGGGGGCCTTGCCTCGCGCTACTGAACTATTACTTCTTGCGACCAAACTCTGGCGCAGATGGGTCTAGCCACTTAAGGACTGGACCGAGGAATCCTGCCAATGCTGCAGTTCCTAATACCTTCAGGTCAGTTTCTCCTGCTAGGTATAGTGCAATGGCAGCGGCTGCTGCTGCACGGAACCAAGTCAGAGATACTTGCTTTAGCTTCTCCATTAGATTGCCTTTCTTTGTTTATTGTGAACCTTGCAGCAGGTACAGACTTCTGGCTCTGCTGGTTTCTTCTTAGGCTTAGGCGATAGCTTTGCCTTTACCTGGTTCACAATCTTAGGTTGGTTCATCCACCAGAACCAAGGACTAGTATCACTAGCCATATCAGGTTCAATAGATATATGTAAATGCTTAGTGTGAGGGTTAGACCCAGTATAAGGACGATTACCAAGACGGCTCTTTTCCTTAGACCAAATCTTTCGGTTAAAGATGAGATACTTAACTCTCGGGTCTTCCTTAAGTTCTTCAAATAGTTTCGCACAGTCAACCCCATTCTTCGGGTCGTGGGTTAAATCAACAGCAAGACCCGTGTTGTGGTCGCTGCCCGGACTCGCTGCTAGGTGAGCCGATGAAGGCAATAATCCGTCTGACGCTTTCTTGCGCTTCGGCCACAATGCTGTCGCTTGGCGAAGCACAGCAATAGCAGCAGGACTTGCTACTTTCGCTACTTTGGTTTTCATTCATCTCCTGATGGCTGCCTGTACAATGTCTGTCAATATGTCAACCTTTTGTTCTAGAGCGTTGACTTTATCTTTAAGCGATGACCCACCATTGGGCTTTAACTCATTTAAGTAATGCCTTACAAGCCAGCGTATAAGGCCAGCAAAGGCTGTTACAAGGGTTACTACGGCTACGGCTAGGCCAGCCCAATCGGTAGGGGTCATTGATGGCTCCTATATGGTTCTAATGGTGACTATGAGTATTCCTCCAAACCCGGAGAATCTCTTGTCAGTAGGTGTACGGTTGATAAAGTCCATCTCTTCTATTAGGCCTATATAGGACTCACCTGTTCGGAAGTCCTCTATACGGATGGAGTCGCCTACATTTTCTACGGCTTCTAGTTGTTGCATACGGTCCCAAGCACGGCCCTCGTAGCCAACCATTACGCCGAACTTATCCGACTCTCTATCAAAACAGAGCAGCGGATATTGAATCAATCTCTGACGCGGTACTGCTGGCAAAGCCTTGAGCTGATAGCCAGTTAGTAGCGGTCCTTTTGCATTGTTAGTAGTACTGCGGGTCATTGTAAACTTGTATCCCACATACTCTTGCGGTCCTACTGGATACTGCGTATTAACCTCTTGGATAATTGACTGTTGAGCAAAGGAACCAAGGTTGTATTCATTGCCAAAAGAATCTATAGATTGGATAGATAATCCACCATTGGCAGATTCAAAGCGAGGAAAGAGAACCTTAAACAACTTGTTCTCTGTTGTGTTGTAGCGGATATAACCGGTCTGTATGTAACCCTCTGATACTAGCCTGCCGGTATCTGTGGCAGTCTCTATGTATACCGCACCATCAGTTGTGGTGTAGTTAGTTGTAAATGCTAGGCGGTCAGTGCCATTGATAAAGGCGCAAGCCGTTGTAAGGCGGTTGGTTGTACCGTTGTAGTAGGTATCCCAAGCGTAAGGAAAGATAAGCTGACCTATCTGTGTACCTAGGTCAATGCGGGTAGTTCCAGGGAATCCATCTACATTAGTAGCGCACCAGACATAGCGGTCTCTAGCAGCAAAGTCATAGACTGGTTGCTCTGATTCAAATAACAACGGGCCATAGGCAATAGAGCCATCGTCAGATACAACGGCTACTCGTACACCTTTAGATGTACCGATGAGCATATAGCCAAGGTAATAATAGATACGGTAAATAAGTTCACCTACTGGCATCTCAGCGGCAGTGATAGCGCTAGTCATAGTGGGCATAGCGCCAGCGGTGGTAAGCGTAAACTTTTGGATATTGGACTGAGACCCAGAGTATCCGGTTACATAGATAGCAGCGCCTGATGAGGTAATGCTGGTGTAAACAAAGTCATCTACTGGATGGGTATAGGCAGCCGAAGGTAGGGCTGAAGCAGTAGTTGAAATCTCATAAACCTTGTTATTGATACAGGCAACGATACGCTCTTTGGTAAACTCCATATGGGCGTTGGTAACTACAACGGATGAAGTCTTGAACATTTCCGTCGGAGATACGGATTCGTCATCATCGAGTAACTTCTTATACATAGCAGTCTTATCGGTACCAGCATCATCGATGAGTGCTATCCAGTAAGCATAGACACCATCATCGCAGTAGGCATAAATCTTGTAGGCACCTACTGAGGCATAGTCCTGGAAGTGGGTTATGTTGCTGGTAATTGTTCCGGTTGCAGCAGTTGATGTAACGTCTGCTGCAGTTTTGGCATAAGACAGAGTAGTAGTTGAACCAACTACAGTAATCTCATAAGTACCGTTAAATGTAGCATCTACTCCAGTTACTTCAATCTCCATACCTACAGCCATACCGTGAGGGTCAGCAGTAGTAAGTGTAGCTACGTTAGAGGTTAGTTCTTTGTTAGTAACCGTTGCTGTAATCGTTGGGTAAACCTTGTCAATGTCATAACCATCTAGCATCAAGCAACCACCGTAGGTATTACCACTCTTGGTCCACTCGATAGAACGTAGGTATTGACCAGGTTTGCCGTTAGCTTGTAGCGCCGAAGTTGTTATGTGGGCTGGGTCAACATCGTTGATTAGGGTTACTTGGCCCTTATCCCAGACGTTTACTCCTTTTGATTCTGTGTACTGAAACCGCAAGCTCTCATCTTGAGCAGGCTCAAAGTATTTGATACCCATTCCTAGATGGAATGATGATTGGCTTCTAAGCCACCAACCGGTAAGGGTTTGCTCACCAGGTTCTCTAGACTGGTCAATCTGTTGCTTACGATACTGAGCTGTGACGCGGCGGTATGGTGTGTCGTCTCCTGAGTTCAAGAAGAACGGCAGACCATTGATTGCTATATCGTATGCTTCACCGGTCGCTGAGTAAGTGGTTGAACCCGATGGGTTCGATAACGTGAGGGGCAAACCCTCGGTGATGTCAGAACCATAAGGTGCCAAGACTTACTCCTTTAAGATTATTTAAGCGCCGACGAGTGCTGCAACTTCAAGGTCTGATAAACCAAGAGCCTTGAGTTTGTCTTGTGCTGCCTGCTTTGCAGCAGCCTTAGCCTGCGCTTCGGCTTCTTCTTTAGCCTTAGCCTCAGCAAACGCAAGTGCGTCGGCTTCTCTTTGCGCGATTTCTTCGGCTGTTAGTTCTACCTCTGTGGTTACTCCGGTGGAGCAGTCCACTATTAGTTTAGTTGGCATTGTTTCCTTTCCTAACTGTTCTTGATTCCGTAAAGTGTGGCGGTTGAGTATTGGACAAATGTTCCTGCGCTGTTTAAGTCTATTTTGATTGAAGTGATAGCCGCAGAATCAGACCATAAACCAGCGCCTAATGACGCATAAGCACTCGTAGAGTTATTTTCAGAAACTGTATCTATACTTACGGATTTGTTGTTGCTTCCAGCATAATTCGGAATATAAACTGAAGCATTAGCAAACGTTGTAGCCGTATAACTGCTGCTATTATACAAACCATAAATCTGAATTGAAGAAGTAGCACTTCCGCTTGCATTTTCAGTCGTAGAACCATTACCAGATAAAAACCGATAAGAATAATTAGAACCATTACTATTAAAAGTTATTTTTCCCGTAACATTTGAAATACTGCCTCTTAAAGATAATAAAAGATTTAAATCCGTATAAGTCCCAGGAATACTTGTAAATTCAATGTTCGCAGCACCGCCTGAGCCTACTGTCACTGTGGCGATTGCCTCATAAGTGGTTGCCATTATGCGCTCGCTATTCCGTAAAGAGTGAAGGTTGAACCAGAAGCAAAGTTAGGAGTAGTTCCACCTAGTAATGTAATTGAAATGTCTGTAATCGCAGATGTGCTACGCCATAAACCAACAACGGCACTTACTTCTCTGCTAGCATTATTAGTGCGAATTAAAGCGGTTTTGTAAGTAGTGCTATTTGCATAATTCATTATTTGTATTATTTTATTATTGACGCTTTCTGTTACTGCATCGCCTTGTTCAATATAAAGATAACTTTGATTGCTATTTCTTCCGCTACCAGTAGAAGAGGTATTAGCAAAAATTGTAGTATCAGAATAGTTAGTTCCTGTATCTGAATTAAAACGCAATCCAATATAACTATTACCACTTGCACTTCTTACTCCGCTAAATACCAAAATTAAATCGGTGAAACTTCCACTAATTGAAGTAAATGAAACTGTCGCTTGATTGCTCCCAAGCGTAGTCGTTGCTATCGGCGAATAGGTAGCAGCCATCAGACACCAACCTTTCGTTCCATACAAGTAGCGCAGCCGCGCCTCTTGCCCTGTTTAGAGTTATACTCGTACAAGTTGCCCTCCAATATGTGTCCGTTCTTGCATTGTTTTTTATAATCTAAAACTCGTACTGACTTGTGACTGTTTTCTAATTCAGTTACCAAAGCCAAGTGGTCAGGATTTACACAACGACGGTGTGGGCAGTTATTCCCACCTTCACACTCAGCAGGGTTGTGGCATAGATGGTCAATGACCATTCCCTCTGGAATGTCACCTTTGTAATACATCCAAGATAAACGATGGATTAGTATTGACTTAGATACAGGCCAGCCATACTTAGTTTGTGCATACCCCTTAGCGGTTGGCACAGATGGGTGATACCAGCAACCATTCTCTTGCGCCTCAAAGCGACTGACGATTCTTTCTAATTGAGTCTTAGCCATTATCAGATTTTACAGCCGTATAGGGCGAAGGTGCTATTGGTGACAAAAGACCCAATAGCGGTCAATTGAATAGAAGTGATAGCGTTAGTGCTGCGCCAATTTCCTGAAGTAAGTTCTACCACCCCTGAGCCGTTTTGGTCGTTGCCATCAAGCGCCCTACTTGTTTTATATTTGTTGGTATTCGCATAATCTAAAATGTCAATGATTGCCGTTCCAAAAATACTAGCAGTAGAATCATTTGCGGTTAAAGCGCTATGACCGATTAAGGTAACGCTAGTGTCGGCATTAGCGCTAGCGGCTGTTCCATTTCCAGTCAAATTGTGATAGGAATAGTTGGCGGCTGTATCACTATTGAAGCGCAATCTAAGTGAATCGGCAGTTGCTGAGGCTCTGTTAGTTCTAGCAATACCCCTTATTTGTAAATGAGTATAAGTAGCAGGGATTGAAGTAAATTCTATAGTTGCTTGTGTTGCTGCCGTAACTGTGACTGTGGCTATGGATTCATAGTCACCGGCTGCGATGGCTCTGGATGAAGCAATGATGCCTAGGATTGGACTCACGATATGTCTCCTAGGATGTACCAGACGTTTGTGCCTTCATATAACGCAGTTGCTGCTGAGTACTGAGCGCGTAGGTATGGTCCAGTGGCAGTAGCACCAGTAGAGCGAATAGTTGTTCCAGACCCTTGAGTAATCTGTACCGGTCCAGTTCCTGATGCTACGATGTTAACTGCAGCTCCAGTAGCAAATGAAACATCTGAGTTCTGCGGAATCACAATCGTCTGAGTTCCAGCATTGCTAATAGTAATAAGGCTATCAGCATCTGTTA